ACAAGCGCACCCGAAACCAGCGCCACGACCGCGCCAGGGCGTCCTCGAGGTTGACCCCGTACTCGGTGTTGAAGTCCGCCTCCACGAACCCCCACAACTCGAACACGCGCCCCCAATCAAACGGCTCCCCCGGGGTTGCAACCACCGAAGCAGGCACATCCTCATACCACTCGTACAATCCTGTTACTTCGTCGTACCGGCCCCGGCCGAAGACTTCGACCGGCGTTGTGCCCTGTTCGTCACCTTCCGGACTTCCGCCTGAATCGCTTTTGGGTCGCCACCAGTCTTCCAAATCAGTTCAGCAGCAGCACGCCCCGACTGATACTCAGCCAGCGCCACCAACATGGACCGGTTGATCGCATCCACCGGAACACTGTCGGCCGTCATCTCGTCGTAAGCGTCACCCAACGTCAACTGTGCGAGTTCAGCATCCGTCATCCCCGCAGGTACTTCACCTGACAGGAACGGTTTCAACCGCAAACCCGTCTCCAAAGACATAGCCGGAATCCGATACGTTTTACCCCTAATGGGCAACTCGAGCGGGTCAATGAACTCTGTGTAATCAGCGAAAGCCATAACACACCTCCTGGGTTGTCTGGGTTACAGGGTTTTTGAGGGGTGGCAGGGAACCCAGAACCCTGCCACCCCAGCTAGCTACGCCCCCCTGGTATAGGAGAACGAGTTCGAGGCACCCACCGAAGTAGTCACCAGGACAGTGGTCGAACCGGCAGAACCGGACGGCAGCACCGCAACAATCTGCGAATCGTTCAACAGGGCGAACGAGGTAGCGTTCGTGCCACCAAACTTCACACCCGTCGTGTTCACCAGGCCCGTGAAACCGGAACCCTGAATCGTGACCGCACCAGCAGTACCAACACCAGACGGGGTGACCGACGTGACAATCGGATCCAACGCCGTCTGATACGGGTTACTGATGTTCAAGTTCAACGGAATATCGGTACCCGTAAACGTCACCTGAGCCTGCTCAAGGTTCTTCACAGCCGTATTCGAACGCTTCCACGCAGGAATCGACACACCGCTATAAGCCTCCGGGCCGCCGTTCTTATCGAACCAGCGCACACCAATACGAGCCGCAGAATCAAACTGGCCGATGCAAGCACGCACCAACTCCTGGCCGGCGTCATACACGTTCCCCGCCGCGTAACGGCGGAAGAACGTGGCCTGCAACGTCCACGCCTGCAACGTGGGCTCAACAGACGACCAACCATTCACGTCATACGCGGTGGCATCCTCAGTAGACGGTGTAATCTCCGGGTCAAGGTCGAGGATCCCGTTAAGGGCCGTCCACCCAGACGCCAAAGTAAGATCCGCAGTGACCTGCACCGCGAATTTACGCGCGAGCGCGTTAACCATTGTTGCCTCCTGTAAGGCTTCGTTAAATGCGAAAAGCCCCACTAAGGGGGCAGAGAGTGTCTGGGTTAGGTTTAGTAGGTGCCGCCGTCAGGGACGAGCACTGTGGGCGGGTATTCCACATCAAGGGTGTAGTCGTCTACCCGTTCCCACCGTTTCGACGTGTCCTGACCTAACGTGATCGCATTATTGCGAACCATTTGGACAAGCTTGATCGCCCCCCATGTTTGGGCGGTGAGACCATGCAGAACCGGTTTTATAGTGTCGGCCAGATCGTCAACATCAAGGGCGTTGTTCGGCAGGCCCCGGGTTCGGATCTGCACAATGACTTGCCCAGATGGGGCGGCCAATTCGTCTGACATTGGGATGACGGAGATAACCACAACCCGGTCAGGTGCTTGCGGAACATCTTTGAAGAACACGCCCGTATCAGTTGTGCTGTAAGGGGTGTTCTGGAACTTGACACCAAGGCCGGCGTTAGCAATAACGTTGGCGACACCTACCGAGATATCGGTTGCGGCACCCATCAGAGCACCTTCCCAACCTCGTCGCTGATGACCTGTATGGCGTTCTCCGCCTCAGAAACCATCGGGCGTGCGAGATAGTAGGCGTTGCCGTGATCGTGGTGAAAGGTGAGATTGTAGTGCTGGTTCCTGGCATACGGCCCGGGAATGAATATCTCAGCCCCATCCGCAGCCGGTCGCACCGTTTCCGACCCCACAAGCTGACCCGTTTCAACCGGCGTCTGCTCAGCCACCTTCACCCGAACAACTTCCATTGCCTTCAACGCGGCAACCGGAAGAACAGCCTTCACCAAGTCGTTCACATCACCCAAATGGAGATCGAAATCCCACTCGATGGACATGCTGCCTCCTAGGTGAGATTCACGGCCACATGTTCAACGTTCGGCATCAGCCCGCCCGTATCGTTGACGTTCACACCAATCACATGCGAAACACGCCCGTTAGGGTCAGTGAACTTCGAATCAGGGGTGTAGTTGGCTGCATTCGTGAGCGACGTGTACCAGGTGGAAGAAGACACCACCTGTTGCCCGTTCACATCACGAACCAGTTTCACCGTGGACGCCAGAAGGCCTTTATCGGTGATTGGTGCCGCATACGAGTCCCCGTAAGCCCCGCCACCTTCGAACGTCTCAATGACGCCTTCGTGGACGAACCAACGTGAAATCACCCGTACCACCACACCAACGGAATAAGCAGGTTGTTCAACCGCAGAACCCGTTCAGCATCCGGCACCAGCTTTGTGAGCGCGTCAGTGCGTGCCTGAGCCGCCGCAGCAGCATCCGCATACACTTCCCGGGCCGTGTCAATACCTGTCGAAGACACAACCGTAGGAACACCAACACCGCCCACCAAAGGATCAACACCCAACAGTGACCATGCCGCAGCCTGCGCACACGTCGCCTGATTCATGGCCGCACCAATCTGCGCATCCGTCGCCAAACCCGTAGCCGGGTCCACCGAGTAATACGCCTGATTCGTGGCATCCAAAACCAAAGCCGTAGCCGACCGCAACAACTGATCCGCATTCACCGGAGCATCCGCACCCATATAAGCCGCAAGATCATCACCATCAGCCAACGCCGGAGGCAGAACAAAATCCCCATAATAAGCGGGCACAACAACCTCACTTCTTCGGGACGTTCACCCCGTACAATTCAATCAAATCCGACTTCGTCAACGCCCCAGCGTCATCCGGGGCAATCGGAGAATCCGTCGACTGGGAAACATGCACCGCCCAACCAACCCATTCACCCTTAGAGGCATACGGGGGAGGCTGCACTCGTACGGAATCCTCCACGAAAGGGGTACCGTCCGCGTTTACACGCTTCAAGTACCCCTTCGCGAGGCGATCCGCAATGAACTGGGTGATAGCGTTCGGAGCCAACTCGAGGATGGCCCCCTCTTCACCCTGAATGTGGATCGTGTCAGGCATTAGACCCGGCGACCATCCAACGTGAACGCCGTCACGGTCATAACAACCGACGAGTCAACCGAAATCGACCCGTCAGACTGCTGGAAACGGCTGGAATCGAACGGGCCAACCCATGAGGTGGCGGAGTTCGCAACAGTCACAACCAGGTCGCCCTGACCGGACGAAATGGCGGAAGGCTGCGTTCCAGCCTTCACCGTGACCGTACCGGAACCACCGGAAGCGTTCGCAACACGCAACCAAAGGCTGACGTTCGAACGGCTGTTACCGGCAATCGTGAGTCCGTTAGCAACAACGTTCGCAGTACCGCTCGGGTCTGCAAGGCTGCCGTTAGGGACAAGAGCGGACGGGGTAAGAGTAGCGCGTGCCATAATTTATCCCTTCCTTTCTTAGGAGATGGTGAGGTTCGCCGAAGCGAGCGAATCGGGGCGCAGAACCTTCGCACCGTAAAGGAACAAGCCCTTCACAGCGTCGGAGAATGAAGTCTGCGGGCGGTAAGCCTCAACCTGGCTGATCTGCTCCGCAAACGTGAGCGCACGGTTGTTACCGGCGATGATGACCGAATCCGAACCCGTGGTCGGCGTCTGGTTCGACAGAAGAATGTCGAAGCCGGCAGCCTGACCAACAGAACCGGTCTGCAAAGCCGAAGACACGTTGTTCGCAGCGTTAGCCACAAAACGGGTGTCGCGGAGCAGCAGACCGTGAGCGGCCGGCGAGATCGCAACCGAACGGCCCTGCGACGCAACGTTGGCCTGGTCAAGTTTCACCTTGAGCGGCACCAGCACCTTGTCGTACAGGTCGTTAGGGGTCGTGGACGAGACGGACACTGCACCGAGCTGGTTCGCCGTCTGAATCGACGTGTAGAACGAGCTAAGGTACTGGTCGATCTTGTTCGCCTCAGCGAACGCGGCCTCATCCATGAGTTGCGGGATCACGTTACCGCGAGCCTGCCTTGCGTCAACATCGTCAACAGCGAACGCGAAGTAGTCGGCCTGGTCGACCACGAGGGTACGCTGCGAATCGTTCGGCACCTCAGGGGTGATCGAAGTCGAGTTCGGAACGTACTGGTTGATCGTGGGACGGTTGACCGACGTGATACGCACGGTGTCGCCGTAAGCCGCGATTTCGCCTTCGTAGTCCGTGTTCGTGAAGGCCTTGTAGACGAGGTTCTGCCGCAGTGCAACAAGCAGTACGGCGGACCAAATCTCAGGCCTGAACTTGGTGATACTCAATTGAGTAGCCTTTCAGTTAGAGAAGGTGCTGCAACTTGCCCGCTTTGAGTGCGGTCGCCTTTTCCTCAGGGGTCATGGCTGCGAGTTGCTGCTCGGTGATTTGGCCTGTTTCCCCGGACCCGCCGAGTTCAGTGCCGCTCGCTGCCGCCGCCTGGACCGCTTTGAGAGTTGGATTCGCCGCTGTTGCGGCATTGATTGCAGCGAGAACCGCCGCGCCGTCGCTAGGGTCCAGCCCTGCAACGGAAGACATGAATGAGTTGGAGTCGAGTAACCTGTTGGGGTCGGCTCCGGCGTTCGCTGCGGCTTTGAAGATCGCGAGTTCGCGAGCCGACTTAGCGGCGGTGTCCTGCGCCTCGGTAAGTGACTTGGTGAGCACTTCCGGGTCGGCCGCTTCCTCCTTCAAACCGAGCGCCTTAGCGAACCGGTCGGTGAGGTCTTTCGACACGTTCTCGGCAGCCGTTTTCGCTTCGGTGCGATACTTGGCTGCTTCACCGCGAACATCGGTGATGAGTTTTTGTGCCCATTCGGGCAGTTCAGCCACGCTTTGTGCGGACGGTGCGGACGGGGTTTCAGGTGTCGCAGCCTCAACGGGTGCGACGGTTTCTGGGGTTGCGTCTTCAGACATTTGCTGTTGGCCTCCTGGACCGGTTCGCCCACGCCAGGCGGGCATGAAAAAGCCGCCCAATTAGGACGGCTGTCTGGTAAAATCAAAGTGGAGGGCGCGCAAGCGGGTCGCTAGCTGGTGCATCGGCGAATGGCTAGGGCGGCGGCAGTAGTACCTCAGTGATCCGGGCCTGATCAGTGCGGCCTCGTGGGAACAAACGTCGCCCGGCCCTCCACGTTCAAGCTTTAGCTCCGAGATTCAATTGCTCGCGCCTCGTGTTACGGACACGGCCCGTCTGCGCAATAAACTCACGCATCGCCGCCTGCGCCTGACGAACCGAACGATTCGCACGAGCGGTCTGCTCCGGGGTGAACGCGGCAGCCTGCTCACGCTTCGCAGCACGAATACGCCGCTCCAACAACCGTTGCCGCTGCGACGCCTCATACGCCGCCTCATCCGCAGAAGTCCACGGACGCGGTGCCGGAATACTCGTGCGGCCCGGAATGAACGCCACCAAAGTGTGACGGCAGCGCGGATGAAACAGGCCCGCAGCGGTAGCCTCCGCAATCGTTGCGTCAGCTCGAGGATCCGTGGCAACCGAAAGAATCTTCCCCTGCCACGGTTGACACAAAGGGCACGGATGCCCGTCATCAGTCACCGTAAACAAGTCAATCCCGAACGTTTGCATCCGATCCAAATGGGCCACGTTATAAGCCCGCTGTGCAGCCGTCCTGGTCGCCATCTCCACATACGCGGACAGTTCCCAATTACGGCCCTTCGAATCCGTGTACCCGGTAATCCCAGCCCGCGTCAGCTTTCGATACGCTTCACCCTGCGTGCCAGCAGGAGTCAAACCCTGCACCTGAGCTGTAGCAGCATCCGCCACAACAGCCCGATACGCATCATCCGCAAACCGGGTAATCCGATACGTCAACTGATTCAGCTTCCCAGCCAAATCCTCCCGAATCGCACGAGCCGAACGATCCGCATGTGTTTCAAAACCGCCGCTCGTGTCAAACCCGAGTTTGAACGACGCCGGCAGGCCGTCACCCGCCGAACCAGCACCCGCACGCACAGCCTCATCCACAACCTGTGCAGAAAGCCCCGGAATCTCCTCCTGCAACCTGACGGCAACCGTGTACGCTTCCTGCCGCAACTTCGACAAAGCGGCAGGTGCGGCACCGAACGTTTTGAACACGGCTGCGAACCGTTTCAACAGGTCAAGGGTTTCATCAACCACTTTCCCCACCAGCAGGGCCGACAGGACGGTGACCAGGACGGCGAGAGTTGCCTGATCCTGTTGGTTATTCGGATCAGACATACCCACCGCCTATACTGGGTCCATGTTCACTATCCGGCAGA